ATGGAACGTGCGTTTCAAAACAGATGCGAGCCCAGAGCGGCGAAGCCGTTTAAAATCCTGAAAAAACGTTCAACCACCAGTGTCGCAAGCTATCAAGTCAGTCCGCATACAGCAAGAATCTTCAAAGAAAACGAACGGCTGATTGACGAGTATAAACGAAAAAAAGCATGATCACACTAAAAGGACAAGGGAAAACAGCTCTTGTCCTTATTCCTTTTCTTAAAGGGTTACATATAATAAATACAAACAGAGGATAATGTCAGGTGATACAGTGAAAAAATTGGTGAGGCGTGTGAAGTTTGTTGCTTACGGAAGGTTTGGGCTTTCCGGGTACTCGCTTCGGGTGAGGGAGCGCAGTGCTGGAATTATTAAAAAGTTGAAGAAGAAAAAATAAATCCCGGAGCAGCTCCGGGATTTTTATGGTCTGTGATCAGCTTAATTGCGCTGCGATCTTCGCTTTCGTCGCAGGCCCGTAGATACCGTCAGCAGTTAGACCGTTAACAGACTGAAAACGGGCAACTGCGTCAGCTGTTTTCGGTCCGTAAACGCCGTCAATTCCGTTGTTAACAGCGCCTTTATCAGGGTAAAAATACAGAGCCGCAAGTGCTCGTTGCACCTGAAAGACGTGTTCTCCTGAGGTATAAGGTGTTGTCAATTGAATGATACCATCAGGGAGCGGATAGAGCTCGGGTTCTTCAGCGGACGATGGAGCACTTACAATTAATACTTGACCAACGCGAATAAGATTCGGGTCTTCGATATTGTTCCACTCTTGCAGCTGAGCAACCGTAACACCAAATGCTCTCGCTATAGATGTAAGTGTGTCGCCCTGTTTCACGACGTAAGTTTGGCTGCCGCCTCCCCCAATTCCTGCTTTGAACGAATCCCACGTATCTAACAATTTTCGTGGACATTCCTTCCCTGACCAATACTTATGAGGGACGACATTGGCGAGACTGATATTATGTTCAGCCATTAATGTTTTGATGAGCCACTGGGCATTTGCTGTTGCTTTTGCAAAATCGCCATCGGCATTTTCGCAAATTTCAATTCCAATAGAAGCCCGGTTGCCGCTGCCATTTCCGTCTCCCGCATGCCAGCCGTTTTCATTTAAAGGCAGATGCTGATAAATTTCTGTATCATCAACTGTAAAATGCCAGCTTGTCGTCGTACCAGGATTTTTCAAATAGCGGGCATGCGCTGCAGCATCTGCTCCTACTGCGGTATTCGCTGTGTTGTGCACCGTAATGTAAAGCGGCGTCATTGCGTAGCCTGGACGGTTATTTGCGCCAACCGGAATAAAGTCTTGAATAATGTTAATCATTTTCATCTCTCCTTATTTCGTCAGATTATTGTCCCTTAACAAGTCGCGCTGTTTTTTCCCTTTTTCTGTTATATAGTTGTTTTTAAACCAAGCGGCAAGTGTCGTTCCAATTGTAAATGCGATGGAACCGGCTGAATAAAGAGCGTCAGCGAGCTGATTGACCTGCTCCTCCTGAATGTCCAATGGTGATTTGCCGAGCATCAGCATGGTCTGGTTGATTAAAGCAATTAAAAGAAGCACCGTCCTGATGACCGTGCCCTTGTCAAACGTGTTCATGAAAATCCCCCTTTAATGCTGCAGCAGGCTGTACATAATGGCGATGGCTCCGCCAATGATGCCTGTAGACACTGCTGTAATGATGGCACCTGTGATGGTGCGTTTAATCCACGTTGTGTTTTCTTCAATTTTGTTTAATTTCTCATTCAGCGTCATGATTTGCTGGTCTTGACGGTCAGACACGCGTTCTAATGCGGAAACCCTCTGCTCAAGTGCTTTGTGCTCGCCTTTTATGTCTGCTAAGTCCTGCTGAAACACATTCACATCTGCCTCTTGCTGCATTATTCACTCCTCCTTTACATGCAGATCACCTCCCTTCCGAGGGCCAAAACTGTTATGAAACAGCGGTCCCTTTTACCGAGAGAGTACCGCCGGTGATACTGACGATCTCCATGATGATCTCCTTAAACCCTTTAATATCGAAGGCCCATGTCTCAGCTTTTCCTAATGTACTCAAAGCAGAGGTGGCATCATCAGTTTTCACGCCTCTGATCGGCAGTTTCTGTCCTGACACCGATTTGCCCCAAAATTTGACTTCGCTCATTTCCGCTGTGCCGTAGATTTCAACGAGTAAATGCGCGGCACCGTCAACAGGTAAAGCTGCCCCCTCGCCGGCGGACTCTGCATTTTCATGAAAGACAAAGTCAAATGTTTTGCGAGCCTCGACTTTCAGCCGTCCATCGTGTGTTTGATTCTCCGCAAAGTCAATCTGTAAAGGCGTTTTTCCATTGACACGCACATCCATCTCACCCGCACCGACTGATTGGTATAATACAAACTCAGATTGCTGAAGATTCCCGTTCACATAGCGGAAACGGTAATAGCGTTTAGAAAGATATACCCAGTCCGTCGCTGTCAGGACACCTGCTGCGACATTAACTGCTGCTGTCGTTGTCCAAACATTGTTATTGTCACTTTCTTCTATAAAGAGCGTACCTTCACGATCTGCATACGCCCAGCCCTTCACTTTCGAAATCAGAACTGCGCCAAGCCTATCCTGCCCGAGCTGACTGTATGCCTCAGTAGCCTTTAAAGCAGCATTTGTTAAAATCTCCGCTACGCCTGACAAATTCGAAACAGGTGTCACAAAATCATTTTTTCCTCCTCGATAGGGCTTTACAGCGCCGGCTTTTCCAGCCTTATCGAGAGGAAATTCATATTGATACTTCAATATCTTCATCCTCCTTTGATCTAAAAACAGGCAAAATAAAAAAGCCTTACATGGCTTTACCGGTAATTTCTTTATACTGGTCAGCTGTGATCAGCTTTTTGTTCACACCCTCTGCCAGATCCTCAATTGAACAGTCTTTATATGCTAATGCTTGTTTTACCATATCTGCTGTCGCCCACTCATAATAGAGGGCAAGCACCCAATAATTCATTCAGAGTAATCTCCTTTCAAAGAAAGTAGTGAAAGCTTTATACCTGCCAGCTCGTTTCCCAAAGTTTTGTTCAATTCTTCAAGCTGCTTGCGTGCCAGCTTTTCTTGTGACAATTCTTGAGCGAGAAGCTCCACCTGATCAGGCGGCTCGTACGGCGGGTTTTTTTGCAGCTCTTCCCACCAGGTTTCGAGTTCTTTTTGTGTTGGGATTGGCGAGCGCAGGTTCCATTCAGCTATATAAGACCCTTCCCCGTCATTCTGAACGATAAAATCTTTTGTTGGATCTGCATTGGGGTATTTATACATGATTGCTTCTGCGATCATCGTTTTTCCTCCTATACTTATACTGTAGGATAGTTAAGCCCTCCAAGTTCTTGAATGTCTATATAGTTGTATGCCTCGTTATAATCGGATACACCTCTTCTATCATCACCGCTATAATTGCAATAGCAATAGATTTCTATATAATCACCTTTGTTCATAGGAACGGTTACAGTACCATTTAAGTCAAGGTTCATTTCACTTTCCTTATCATTAAAATCCCCCCTCAAATGGTCAATTGGTTTATACAATGATCCATTTAGATAGAGTTTCAGATGAAAATTGATGTAAGCCGGTGTATTTATCATATACAGCCCCACTCCTACTAAAAACATTCCATCATTAGGAGCAACGAATCTACTATTTTTTGTATCAAATGCATTGTGACTATCTTTTCTTTTGCGGTTAAATTGAATTTTTGTGTGGGCTTTTTTATCCAAATACTGTATGCCTGTAGTTCCTATATTTGCATGAGCAAATCCAGAAATTTTATGCCAAGCTGTCCAGCCTGACCCACTCCACCAGTGCCGTATCCATGTACCAGTACTATCAATGTAACTGCCAGATTCATTTCCAGTGCCATAAAAATATTGAACAAATCTAAAATCACTGTGTTTCTCATTTTTCACGAAGCCGTAACGAAGCGGATAACCGGTATTATTTCCTTGACCAATATCTATTAAAGTTAATCCCTGAGGATACTCATCCCCTCCAGTTCTAGCATCTGTTATTGCATCAGAACCTGAAAGTTTGGTTAATTTTTGATTTGTATAATTTGTATCTACATAGGTTTTAGCATCAGCTAAAGCTTTGTCTGCTTTTGCCTGTGCTCCTTGTGAATTTTCAATCTCCATCCACGGAGTCCATTCTTCTGAATCTTGCTTTTTATTTCGGATAAATTTTCTTCTATTGTCTGGAATAGAAGCTGTTTCTCCCGAATAAGTAGTAAATTCTTGATACGGATAGGTACCAACATTATATACAAGCAAATACCCATTTCTATTAATAGGAGCATTTAATTCAGTCGTAGAAGAATAAATATAATAAAATCCTGTTTTAATAATATTATTTAAATCTTCATTGTAGAATTTTCCCAACGTTCCATCATCTTGAGTCAATTTGAAAATCTGACTGTTATTCCACTTAGTTTTATCGTTCTGGGTGACATGGATTTCCGTGTTATTAGCATGACTGTCCGTATAAAGCTTTGCTGTATTTAAAACAGTTTCTAGTTCATCTGATGAAGGGATCGTAATAAACTCAGTCCAGCCTGTGCTATCATACCAGTGACGAATAAATATTTTCTTTTGACCTGCGTTTCCGGCATAAAAGAAAAATTGTGCAAATCGATATACGCTCGATTTTATATTCAGCACCTCACCAAATTCATAGGGATAACCTGTAGACCCTTGAAGAATACTGACGGTGGTAATACCGATTGGATAATTGTTACCTGAATATGCTGCATCTTGATATAGTGACTCATCAGCAATTTTATTGATATTTTCACTTTTTAATTCTTCTGAAGTAATCAGCCGCTTCCATCCTCTGAACTCACCGTCAGTATGAACCATTCCGATCCAAATGGTCACTTCATAGCTTTGGTAAGCAACAATTGTTTTTCTGCTGCTCTCTCCCTCTATGACATCATAGTTATACCAAGCATTATCTCCTTCAACTGGGTTGTTTACTATATTTTTACCTAATGCATAATAAAAACCGGTTGATAATGATAAAATATCTGTCCCATCAGGTACCCTAGTTCTTCTACCATTATCTTTGGTCAATTTTTTGAGTTGAGCACCATTCCATTTCACACGTTCATCATTAGTGATGTGAATGTTGCTATTACCAATATGTTTGTCTATATAATTTTTAGCATTTTCCTCAGCCTGTTCAGACTTACTCTTAGATCCTGCTTCTGTCTCGAATGATACCCATTCGGACCACACTCCGCTGGTTAATGTTTTTCTCCAAATTCCCCCGTCATTTGTCATAGCAATCGCTTCCCCGTCGTTTTCGGAAAAGTATAAATAAATGCCTTTCGTTGATTGTGGAGGTGTATTCACTCCTGTATTTTCTGTGTGAAAAGTAAATGACTTCCTTTGCTCAGCAGCTGCTTTGTTAAAATCTTGTCCATTGTCTATATTGATAAAGACTGAACCATCATCTTTTGTAATCTTCGATAACTGACCCCCATTCCATTTCTCTCGCTCTTCCTCTGTAACATGCCGCACCTGATCTTGCTCATGCTTGTCAAAATCCTTCTTCGCCGCCTGCTGCACATTATCCACATTCCCCAGCCCGATTTGCGCCTTTGTTGTGTTGTGGGGGTTGTTCATGTCGTTTTTGTGGGCGGCCAGGTCTGTGTGGGCGTCTTTTATGCCTTTTTCCCAGCGGTTGACGTCATCTTCGTTGATGGGATCATCCGGAAGCCAGTCTGTTTTTTCTTCGTATGCCATGTTTACACCACCTCAAAGGTAAATCTGAAATCGAGTGTTCTGTTTTCGCTGACGTCCAGGTCAGTCTTTCTCTCTGTAATGATGTTGCCCAGCTCGTCAAAAATTTGTACCGTTTCGATATGCTTGATGTCTTCCTCACGTTTTGTCAGAACGGTGACGGTCGCACCGTCAATGGCGAGCTCTACTATTTCTGTTTTTTGGCCGTTGAGCAGCACGTGATCGATTCTGCTTTTTAGATCAGCCGCTGTGCGTTCTCTGTATATGGTTGAGATCAAGTTAAAACCACCTCATTGTTGTTAAGAGTGACAGAATAACCGACCTTGAGCTCACTGGCTGTTCGGTATCTGCGGTGATTCAGGATGACTGTATCTTTGATTTGCAGCGTCTCATTCAATCCGCCTCTGAGCGTATACGCCAAATGAGCGGGTTTCATGTTTTCTATCGCTTCGATCAGCTCATTCATGTGCTGGAGGTCATCAACATTGATATCGACGTTAAAGCGGTATTCACCGGGAAGCAGACGGACCTGTGCAGACGGGTTTTTCAAGAAACGGTTTACCGCCTGCTCAATGGCCCTATATGTGATGGGCGGGATGTTCGACATTTTGGAAATGAGCCTCAATCGTCTGATCTCATCAGTGTCACCTGATTCCCGCGGTACGTTTAAAATCTTTTCCCAGCGGCTGAGCCCCCATGTCGCCGTCGGTACGAATAACTGATCCGTCAGATCAAATATGCTGTCATTTTGTTTATCAAACTCAGGCGCTTCCGCTTTCAGCAGCTCGGCCATTTCTTTAAGGCTGGTGAGAAACGGCGGCAGATACGCTGTCATGTCATCTTGTTTGCTCAATGATCTTCACCTGCCCAAGCTTAGGAATTTCCACGTCGCTCAGCACCAGATTTTCAGACGTGCCGTTGATTTGAATATTGGAGTAGTCACTGACTGATGATGAATTATAGACGATATTGTTAATTTGAGACAGGCGGATAACGTTATCTTCAAACGCCATTTTCTTAAAGAGATTTAAAACGCCTTCCTCAATTTCTGACTTCACTTCATCAATTGAGTGATTGATCTCAGGCAGCACTTCGGCAGAAATCTCAACTTCTTTCCAGACCGCGCTCTCCACTGTGACAACGGCTCCGATTGGCGCCTGTCCCTCTCCCTGTCCTGGTTCAGGGTCGATATAATCTTTCACTTTTTGAATTAAAATAGGAGAAGCGGGCTCAAGATTCGCATTGGTGACGACAATTTTGACAGTGCCTTCACCGTTCCAAAGCGGGAAGATCTTTGCCTTTCCCACACCGTCCACTTCCTCAGCCCACTCTTTATAATGCATTTTATTGGCACTGACGGCCTCACGCCGAACCCTTGTAAAATACCGTTCTCGCAAGCTGTCATCTCCCTCTTCCTCGCGCCCCGGAATCAGGATTTCTTTGACTATGGCCGTTTCTAAACCGGGAATGGTATCCAATGACAGTAAATTGCGTCCGGTCAGATTGGCGTTTCCCGCTTCACCAGGTGTTTCACAGATGAGCGTCCCATCTGCCGTATATTGAAAATAAAGATTATCCACGTAAAAGCGGGAGCCGACAGGAATAGTAACTCCAGATGTAAACTCTCCCGCTCTGACCGCCTTTGTCGCGGCTGTCCGTTCAATTCCCGCTTCCGCTGCACGCCTGTCTAAAAATTCGCCTTGTGCGGTATCAGAAAAAACTAGCTCAAGCACAGTATCCAGCCATATATAAGACTTCGCAAGCTCGGCCGCCGCTGGGGCTAACGCATTATAAATGACGCTGCCTTCTCTTGTGTCAATATCTGCGGAAATGCTGTTCAGCATACGCTCCATAATCGCTTCAAAAGTCTGATCTTCAAACATCTTCGCCAATCACCTCCTCAATCTCAAGCGTTCCTTCATCCGTCTCCACCACGAAGGACACATGAAAAGCGTCGCCTTGTTTTTCAATCTCAAAATCTGTTACAGCCGATATCCGGTCATCATAAACCAGCGCCTCTTCTATCAGCCTCGGGATCTCCATCTTTTTATACGCCTCAGTCGTCTCATGATCTGTCAGCACGTCCTGAAGCTCGTTTCCGACATTATGGCTGTATATGGAATATGCATAGCGTTCTGTCTGTAAGGCGATATACACGAACTGCCTGATCGCTTCAAGCCCGGTAATCAGCTCATTCGTAATTCTTCCGTTTTCAAAATCTATTTTGTACGTTTGCGAGGTTTCAATGACTTCGCTCTCATCTTCAATATCTTCAAACTCCACTTCTGGTGTCAGGGCCATGATGCCCACTCCTTTTACATGCTAAATAAAAACCCCTTCGTACTGAAGCGGTTTTGTCTATACTTTATCTAAAATAAAAAACGATTGCCCGCCAGTCAGAGCCGCGGTCATGAGGCGATCCCCCGGCTCGAGTGCATCGTCTCCTCCGGACTGCATTCGTTTTGGGATAATGATGGCGTCTTCCGGTATGATCAGTTTGCTGTTTTCTTTTAATTTGATTTCCACAGGAGAAACCGAAACGACTTCAGCCGGGAGCAGTTCTACCGGAGACTTAGCGTCAACTGCGCCGACTGCCAAATGTTTTATAGCCTCACTTAATCTCATCAGGAAACTCCTTCCGGCATCGTATTCTTTTCGACAACATCGATCGTCATCGTATGTTTCGTTCCTTTAAATTCATGCCGGTCCGTATCTACCCAATAGGTTTTCTTGATGCCGGCCTCCGGAATCGAAATATAGACAGGCAAGCCGCTCTGCACTTCTGGAATGCCCACTGCCTGAATATTTTTCAGTTCTTTTTTCACGCCCTTTTTTTCAGCAAGACGTACATCTGCCCGCTGCTGAAGCTGTGCCTGGTTGATGTCATCTGTGACCGTTTCCGTATATTGAAGCACACCGTATTTATTTAAGCCTGAACTGTCCTTGGCAGAGGCTTTATATGTCTTATTGTCCTTTTGCCGGCGAAGCACCACCCGAGTAGCAGTGTCGTTTATAGAAGTGCTGTATTGGTAGCCTGTGATATTGACGCCCGTTTCAAGCACCCATACCTCTGACGGATCTGGCCAAGCGCGCAGACCGAGCTTTCCTTTTTCCGAATACAGCTGGTAATGTCGTCCTGTCTGGCTTTTCGTCTGTTTCAGCGCTTTTAATATGATGTCATACAATGTCGTATCATTTTTAATGACAAGACTTTTGATCGTATGGCCTGTGTTTGCGATCGAGGTTGTCGGTATCTGGAAGTCACTCGCAATCCTTCTGATGATCTGGTCGGCCCGCTGATTGGAAAACACGTACATATCCTGGTTTTTCACCAGGTACTGAAGCATGTCATAAGCGCTGAAGGCAAGCGTATGCTCGTCCGGGGTTCTTGCAAAAACAATGCCCCGAAACAGCTCTTTTCCCTTCCATTTAAACAAGACCGTATCTCCTTCTGAGACACTGTAATACGTCTGGTCGCCCTGCTTGGTGACGATGGTCGCTTCAATGGAACGCGGCGCCTGATAACGATGGCCTTCAAGCGATACGCTTTCTGCAACCAGCTCAAGCCACTCTGTGTCTTTAATGACGAACAGTTCTATCATCATACATCACCTGTTTCATTGCGGTATCTTTAATTTTTGGCCGGGAAAAATCCAGTGGCCCGGCTGCCTGATGTTCCGTTTGCTTCGTTTGATCATTGCTGTTTTATTGGCGTTCCAAATTTTGCGCCATTGGGTGCTGTTCCCGTAAAATCTGCCTGCAATGTCCCATAGCGTGTCTCCCTTTTTGACTGTGTATGTCTTCGGCGCAGCCTTCGACGGACGTTTTGCCTTTGTTTTTTTCTTCTGCTTGATTTTCCGCGGGGAAGCGGTTTTGTATTCTTTTAATACAATATCAAAATCCCGATCTCCTATTTCATTGTCTCCCTCACTATATTTAAGGCTTTCAATACTGCATGTCATATTGATTTTTGTTCCCGTAATTAAAAATTGAACAGGCTTTTTTGCCTTCATCCATTTTTCAATTTTCGCAATGACATTTTCCGGAGACGGGAGATTTTGATATTCAGCTATCGGCGTATACTTTTTTGGAAAAAAAGAAGAAAATGAAATTTCTTTTGCTCCGGGTTCTTCAATAAACGTTAGTTCACCCAATCCCGTTATCTTTACTGAGTCATTTTGTACACTATTCGCTATATCAATCGCTTCAGGAAGAACAGGGAATCGCAGCTTTTCTTTCCCCTGTGATATCCAAAATTCATAGATAGACTTAGTCAAAAGCCACGACCCCCTTTGTTCCGGTGTTAATGTCATTTTGTAATTCATCAAGTAATGCCTGCTTGATTTTCGCAACCAGGCCATCAGCATCCTGTCCATTATGGAAATGCTGATCGCCGTTAAACTCAATCTTTATTTCTTTCGTTCCGGCTGTTTGTATCGTTTGCCGTGTACCGGATGTAACTGCTGAAACTTGTCCTGAAGAAAGCTCAGACTGCTGGGATTGAGACGGATCTGTCACTTCCATTCCCAGAGCTTGCGCAGCTCTCTGAAGGAGGTAGCGGCCGCGGATGCCCCGCTCCTCTGGAATGATCCATTCCCGTTTGTTTCCCTCACCGACACGTGCAATCTGCTCTTTGGTAATAAGTCCGCCGTTAGCATAACCAACATACGGTCCACCGTGTCTCATGCTTTTAATACCAGGTACATTGTCAATAGAGCCGTATCTGCTTTTGATGTAGCCAATCGCGGCAGCAGCGTTATGAATCGGATTTCTAATGTTACCCATGCCTGGCGCTTTATGTGCGTTAAAAGTGGTTGGTACTGTCTGCATGAGCCCTTGGGATGGATTGCCTGCCTTCGCGTTACTATCCCACAGGTTAATGGCGTTAGGGTTGCCTCCTGATTCAAACTTAGCAATTGTCATCAATCCCGGAAGCCAGCTTAATGGTGTTTTTGTGGCCATCATTGCTGCCATAAGCCACTGTTTAACATTTCCGCCTACTGCGCCCATTCCGGAATAAGCAGCTGCCAGTGAACCTGCTTGTTTTTCTGCGTATTTTTTCACATCGACAGAATCCAGTCCTTTTACAACACCGACAGAGGCAAAACGCCCCAAGCTCATCATGACACGAGAAGGTGAATGGATATCTAACTCTTCACGGAAAGCCTGTTCCACTCTCTTGGCCATATCCTTTGCTGCTTGTTTTACTTCACTGGATTTAGAATTCATGCCTGTCACAAAGTTTCCAATCAAACCGGAGCCCCAGCTGTTCGATGTGTCTTTTGAACGCAGGAACGGTTTGTCAACATGTGTACTCACATACTGTGCAGTCCCTGTTTGGGTTGAATTTTGTCCTTGCGCAAAGCCTTTGACCGTTCCTGTGCCCCATGAAGACGATTTGCTCACAGTGGCTTGGAACGGCGTTTTAACTTTTGATTGCAAAAAGCCGTCCGTTCCGGTTGCTGTACCGTTTTGGCCCTTGGCATACCCGCTTACCATTTGTTTACCGTAATTTGGTGAAGCAGAAATCATTTGTGTAAATGGCGTATTGATGTTTTTCTTTTTCCAGTCTTCCATTTTGACCGGCTGATCGCTGATGCCTTTACCAAAGCCTTCTGAAAATTGCTGTCCGAGTGTGGACGCTTGGCCTGTAAGATTTGCAGTGTTCATTACTGGGGAGGCTGTGCCTGATAGAGGACTGACAGCTGCTCCTCCTGAAACAGATGCTGGACTTCCGCCAGAAGACGAAGCTGCGCCCATGTCGTCTACAACTTGCATACCCAGCTTAGACGCCGCTTGTGAAAGAAGCATCTTCCCCCGGCCTCGGTTGTTATCAACCGGGATAACGAATTCCTTGCCGGCTTCACCGATCCACGAGATGGTTGGTTTGGTGATGTAGCCGCCTGTGGCATTTTTATCCGGATCCTTACCTTTATTCGGATCACCACCGCCGGTTACAAAATTAATTACTTTACTAGCTACGCCGCCAGCTTTATCCCAGATTTGCTTCACCCAGCCGAACGCTTTAGAAAAAGCATCTGAAATTGCTTCTCCCACCTTTGTAAGAGGTTCTTGAATATTCTTTTTAAACCAGCCGCTCAGGCCTTTCCAAATGTTCTTAACGGTGTCTATCGCTTTTTTGAAAGCATCTGAGATTCCCTTACCTACATCTGAGACTGTATTTTTAACCGGGTTCCAAACTGTATCCATGAACCATCCCGATACTGTACTGAAAACACTCTTAATCTTATTCCAAGCACCGGTCATTTTATCCCAGATTGTAGTTGCCGCTCCTATTACAGCAGATTTGACTGGCCCCCACACATTACTCATAAACCATGAAGCAACTGTACTGAACACATTTTTAATTGTCGTCCATGCATTTACGATTTTAGACCATATTGCTGTTGCTACACCCACAACTGCTGATGAAACCGGCGTCCAGACATTGTCCATAAACCATGTTGCCACCGTGCTGAATATCGTTTGAATCGTTGTCCATGCATTTACGATGTTGGACCATATGCTTGTTGCTACACCCACAACTGCGGTTGACACTGGCGTCCAGACATTATCCATAAACCATGTTGATACAGTTCCCCAAGTATCCTGAATGGCTGACCAGGCATTTTGCGCACCCTCTGTGATGCTGTTCCATGTATCCTCTAGAGCGCCGGCATCAATTGCCTTCCCTAAACTTTCACCGCCGAAAGTACCGGCAATTCCTCCTACAACACCGCCAATAGCCGTCCCGACTCCCGGCACAACGCTTCCAATAGCCGCTCCTGCAGCGGCTCCTGCTAAACCTCCGCCGGCTGAACCTACTTTTTCACCAGCATTATCCTTATTGATACCGGCTAAGTCAGTAAGGGACAGTATTTCGCCTAATCCCGGTATTCCTTTTGCCGCTCCTTTTAAGCCCTTCAGTCCGCCTTTTAAGCCTTTTGATTCACCCAATGTTTTCAGAAGGCCTGAAAAACCTTTGCCTGATGCTCCTTTAGCAGATTTAGGTGTATTCACAGGATTTGTTTTATTCCCTTTTGTTGATGAACCGTTTCTATTTTTCACTTTTTTGCTTTTGCCTGTACTGATTCCGGCACAGCAGCAACCACAAGCCCCGCCCCATTTGCCGCCTGACTTTTTCGATTTTGAACCTGAAGATTTTTGGTTCATAGAAGGTTTTTTAGTGCGGTTTGAATTGTTAGAAGTTGAGTTCTTTGTATTGGCTTTTGAAGCTTTTTGTTTGCTTTTGCTTCCGCTGGATTTGCCGCCAAGCAACCCGCCAATATCCAGATTCCCCAGCTTCTCAGCAATGCCTTTTATAATTTTTTCAAAAAACTCTCCCACTTTTTCAATAATTTTATCAGGGCTGAATTTCTCGAATTTCTTGGCGATTTTTGAAACAATGTTATCAACAAACTTTTCTGCTTTATTAGCGATTTTATCCGGGTTCAGGAAATTAAATTTCTCTGAAATTTTGTCAACAATATTTGTTACAAAGTCTTCCGCTTTAGTAATAATGGCGTCTGGACTGAATTTGCTGGCGACATCATCTACTTTTTTCATAAAGGAATCTGTAAACTTGTCAAGCTCGTTAAAAATGGTTTCCGGGCTGAATTTACTTACGACATCGTCCACTTTTTTCATGAAGGAATCTGTAAACTTGTCAAGCTCATTAAAGATTGTTTCCGGGCTGAATTTACTTACGATATCATCCACTTTTTTCATGAAGGAATCTGTAAACTTATCAAGCTGCTTAAAAATCGCTTCTGGACTGAATTTGCTTGCGATATCATCCACTTTTTTCATAAAGGAATCTGTAAACTTGTCAAGCTGCTTAAAAATCGCTTCTGGACTGAATTTACTTGCGATTGCATCCACTTTTTTCATAAAGGAATCTGTAAACTTGTCAAGCTGCTTAAAAATCGTTTCTGGACTGAATTTACTTGCGATTGCATCCACTTTACTCATGAACGATGTTGTGAATTTATCCAGCTGCGACAAAATCGTTTCTGGACTGAATTTCGTCGCAATTGCGTCCACTTTACTCATGAACGATGTTGTGAATTTATCCAGCTGCGACAAAATTGTCTCTGGACTAAACTTTGTGGCGACTTCATCCACCTTATTCATGAACGATGTCGTAAATTTATCCAGCTGTGACAAAATCGTCTCTGGACTGAACTTTGTTGCGATTGCGTCCACTTTACTCATGAACGATGTTGTGAATTTATCCAGCTGCGACAAAATCGTTTCTGGACTGAATTTCGTCGCAATTGCGTCCACTTTACTCATGAACGATGTTGTAAACTTATCCAGCTGTGCCAGAATCGTTTCTGGACTGAACTTCGTTGCAATTGCGTCCACTTTACTCATGAACGATGTTGTAAACTTATCCAGCTGTGCCAGAATCGTTTCTGGACTGAACTTCGTTGCAATTGCGTCCACTTTATTCATGAACGATGTTGTGAATTTATCCAGCTGCGACAAAATTGTCTCTGGACTAAACTTTGTGGCGACTTCATCCACCTTATTCATGAACGATGTCGTAAATTTATCCAGCTCTGTTAAGATTGTTTCCGGGCTGAACTTTGTAGCGATTTCATCCACCTTTTCCATGAATGAAGCAGCAAATTTGTCCAGTGCTGTCAAAATCGTTTCTGGATCAAACATGCTCGCAATATCTCCTGTACCTCCTGCTGAAGGCGCTCCTTTTTCGGAGGGACCTGAACTTCCCATGCTGTCAATTCTTTTCTGCAATGAATCCAGCTTATTTGACACCTTGTCATTAATAGCGAGCTCAAGTTTGTTGTCTTTTCCTGTTAAGGCATTAATACCAGCAGAAATACGACCGACTGTTTTCATGACGTGATCAATCACGCGTATCGTAACAGAGTAACCATTTTTAAGTGCAGTTTCCATATAGCGCTGTATTTTTTGCACAGCCGGCAACACTTGATCTTCTGCACTCAGCATAATCGTAAAGCCTTTAAAACCTGCCACGAGCTCTCTTAATCGTTCAAACTTTTCGGTTGCTTGGTCACTAGCATCTATTTTAATAGATACAGATGACGGCAATCCCTGCAATTGAACATTAACCTGCTGAATGACACTGCTGGCTTTATCCTCAGTTGAAATGGAGATCATTTGGGCGCCAAGCTTTTTCTTTAATGATTTTTGTATGCGATCAATTGTCCTTAATACAGTTTTGCTTTCTTTTCGTACATCAATAGCGCTTTTTCGCTGCACCATTTTTCTATATTTTTCAAGTGCTCTAAACCCATTCTGAATCTTTCTTAACTTTTTACTTACACGGTCTTCCATTTCAAACCTTGCTGTCAGCTTTGCCAATTACGATGCCCCTCCTTTCTTTGCTTGTTTTTCAAGGAGATCGAGCTTATATCCAATCAGTCCATACAACAGCGCCTTGAAGTTTCGAGGCGCTTCATACAGTTCTAATAAATCTGATGGAGAATAATGAAGCTCGTGCATCGCATAGTAGAGATACACGGCTTCTTTATGCCCATCCTTGATTAGTTTTTTGCTTCTTCTTCCAGATCCTCTAATTCATCTTCAAATCCATTAATCTCAATCGCTTTGTTTAACCAGTTCGCATACTCGCCTCCAACTGAGAGCACGCGTTTCGCAACTTCTACCGGGTCAGCCGTTTTGTAAGCTTCTCGAAGCTCTTTTGAACGGAAGTCCGGATAAACGGTTGATTCAACTGCGATTCGGGCATAAAAGCGTTGGCTGTCTAAATCTTTTACACGGCCTCTGCCTTTGACATTTTTATACGTTGTTGTTTCTTTCTCCAATTCATCAATGCGCTCCGTCGTGATCGCTTTAAAAATAAATGGCACGATGTTCCCTTTTTTATCAACAAAACGCTTTGAGATCGGCACTTTGATTTCCTCAGCTTCAATTGTTTTTCCCGGCATAAAAAAGGAAAGATCATATACGTTTTCGTTCTTCTCGCTCATGTAAAAAACTCCCTTGTCTATTGTTTGGTTTCATCTTTAAAAAACAGACCTTTCTGAGAAAGGTCTACGTATGGGCTGATTCAGCTTTGATTAAAACGTGTCAGATAGCTTTTCAGGGACGTCGAAGTCTTCGAATGTAAATGGAACTTCTTCCTCTAACGCTTCTGAATCGACATCAAGGCTTGCGATTTTGGCAGAGTCAAAGTTGACGTCGTACAGCGTAACTCGCTCTGTGCCCCGGCCTGAGGATTGATCATCCAGCACAGCTTGGAGCGTGAAATAAGGGTCGCTGCCTTTTTTGACATAGTCCATCATCAATAGCACGAATTTTGATGTGACTTTGTAGAACGTTGCGGTCCCTGTTCCATTTGCCCCTGTTGTTTTATGGCCTGTCATGCGGCGGCCCATAATGTTGACTTCGGATTTGTTTTTCTCAACGTTTGCTTCAAATGTTTTGATGTGCGCCATTTCCTCACCATCGAGAAATAAGCGGCCTTCTTTTCCTGAGATTGTGTTTTGTGCTTTTAATGCCATATTAGTTTACCTCCACATTAAAGTAGAATTTTTCTGCTGCGTCGACAGGCTGTACAGCCAGGTCAATCAAGAAGCCGTCACGATCTTCATTCATTGAAATTGTGATATCTTCATCGGAATCAAAGCCAGTGATGCCGCCTGCGTCCTGAAGCGTTGTCATGTATTGTGTGATCATCGTTTTTACATACTGCAGTCCGTCTTCAGATGCCGGGATATCGCTTCCGCTGCCTTTTCTTGATTTAATTAAGGCTTTCAGCTCGCGTGTTAAATCATTATTCACAGCATCCAGGACACGAACGATTTTGTTCTTCGCAAATTTCTTGTTTTTCTCAGCTGTGAACGTCACGAGTGAGTTAATGTCCTTTTCTACGCTGACGGATTTATCACGGGCGTCGAATGTGAATAAAAATTCACCTTTACCCAGACGTTCAACAATCGTATCGTGGTCAAGGCGGTGTAACACATCAACTGCGCCTTCGTACTCTACAAATGTAAGTGATTGGTTAAAGGTTGCTCCTGCACTCGCTCCAGCTACCCAAGCTGTTGCTTTGTCGGGTGTAACTTCCGTGCCATCTTCAAGCAGCACACCCTCTGTTACGTTGATGATGCCTTCATAATCACCGGCATAATTGGCTGTGACGCCTTGCACTTTTTGTCCTTGGCCGTCGCGCAGGCGTTTAATGAAAGCAGCAAACGTCGCTTTCAACTGGTCACCTTCTGCAACAGGCAGCGCAATCACATCAAAGCTCTCCGTTTCAGCCGCGGCTAAGAAATCTGTATAGTCGGAGTTGACAGGGGCTTTATCCGTACCGCCAGATAAACGGATTCCCGCGGATGCATTCAGCGTCTCAGCTGCAGTGTCTCCTTCTGATCCAGTGAGAGGAATCGTTGAAGAAAGATCGCCTGTTCCGGTAAAAGTGACATAGCCGTTAGCTGTTAATTCTTCAGCCTTTTTGACAGTCTGTTTATCAACCTCTGATTCGTCCATATATGTTGTCACATCGAAAGAATTAGCATCCAGCACATTTTGATTGATGCGGATGATAATGTCATTTCCTTTTGTTCCGCCATATACTGCAGTTGCTTTGACGCCTTCAGCAATATCAGCAGACGCTCGGACACCTTCGGTTAGACGGTACATCAATACCGTTTTCGCATTTTTCTTCGCTTCACGCAGCAGCAATAAAGACGGGTCATCAATGCTGAGGCCCACTTTTTTGTTTAGGTCTTCAACGCTGGAAATGGAGACGAACGTTTTCGCTTCGCCCCAGCTTGATGCGACCGGAAGTGCGACTGTTCCCCGTTCACTGAGTGATACCCGCTCCTGTGCCGTCGTTTTAAAGTTAAAATAAATACCTGCACGTTCTTTTTCTTTGCCTGTTGTAAATGTTCCGCCATTCATGATGACATGACCTCCTTGGTTAGAAATGTTTGAATCAATTGGTTGGCTTCTGATTTCGTCATACGTGGTTGATCCACGCCAAATAAAGCCCCCTGAAGAATATCCGGCTTAACGCCGAACAGTTCCTTCGCGTGCTTAATCAAATCCGCTGTATCAAATAGAGCTTCCCGGCTCTTTGTATGTACAGCCTTCTTCTGTTGTTTGTCCTTTGACACCGTTTATTTCACCCCGCTGTTCATGTCGATATCCTGTAAGACAGGCTGTTCTGTTTTGTGATAATAATATCGGCTGCTCCACCTGATCACCATGGCCGCCTCGCCCCTGTCTCCTACCCTTGTCTCGATTTGGGAGATGCGAACCGTATCCCCCGTCTTCTCGCCGGATTCACTCAGCAGCGGAATCATATTTCTCGCTTCTCTGATGGCATCCGCGAGTCTGTCCGCTTCATCCAGCGCCTGAACGGAGTCCAGATGAAACAGTTTTACATTGAGACTGTAGGTTTTTTTAAATGTGGAGACCGTATCTGTTTCCTCGAAAACAGATGGTGGCGGGACATATAACGACGGCACCTGAAAGTGATCAGGAAGCTCGCGTTCATAAATGGGAACAGACCACCGGCTGTACAAAAACGCCATGATCGATCCTGTTTCACTGTTCATCCTGCTCCTCCTTTACAGCTTCTTCAGCCACTGGCGCAGTTTGCTTTCCAACGATTTTTCAAACAGCTGTTCATATAAAAGCAGTGCATGATCCCAGTAGCCCGTTCCCGGTATCCATTTTCTCTTGAGCGCCATTCCCGTTGAAGCCGCTGGATCATAAATAAACCGTGAGCCTTGAAAACGCCCCGGCACCCATCTCACATCTTGTTTTGACGTCCAATGGCCGTCATTAAGAAATGAGGCGTAATCAAGCTGTGTCCCCACCTCAAGCGAAAGCCCGCCGCTTTGCACAATCCAGAGATTGTCCTCTGCGCCTTTCTCAAAGGAACTGAGCAGTTTTTCTGTATCAATCGTTTGTGTGCTGATGAGTTCAGATTGGACGATCTCCAGAAAATCTTGCCCGCACTCCTCAAGCCACCGGGACGCCTGTCTGGAAAAACCGCCTGAAGCCGCTTCTTTTAATGCCGTGTTCAGCTGTTTCAATCCCGCTATTTTCATAGGCTTTCATCCCTGACTGCGACGACCTCCCAATGATGATGTCTGATCCTTTTCGGCAGCTTTAGTATATATTTATGATTCTCCCAAATGATTTTATCGTTCACGCGGATGTCCGCTGACAACGGAAAATGGACGAGAAAGCTATGATATACAGTTTGATCCGGCTCCTCCTGAATCAGCTGCTGTGTTTTTTCGGTAAAATAACAAGGGACATCTTGTTCATCGGGTGTATCCGGATATGAAATCACCGGCTGCAGCCTGTCTGCCGGAATCCCAAATCGGCCTGCAGACGGCGCTTGCGCTGCTTCATGATAAATGTCGCAGCGATGAATGAGCATCTGCCTGTAGCTCATAAAGACCTCACCTTCAGTCTGGAGGATTCAGGGGCGTAGCCCGGCGTGATAAACTCCTCGAGCAAATGATATACCTCTGGCCGCTGAATGCCGCCTTCTCCGGAAACCGTGTAGGAATAATCCCCCATTTTCTCAGACTGATAGCTTGATGAGGCAGATTCATCGCTGTTGACAAGCGCAAAATACTGGGCAAGCTTTACTAAAGCCAACTTCACCTTGCCGGGCAGCGGATCATACAAGCTGTCTTCAAAGCGGTGGCCCGTGATGAGAGCCGCTTCTGCTTCCGCCTCGATGATATCCTGCGCCAGCAGCTCTTCCGGCCTGTTTTTCACCCGATCATAGACCGAATAGGAGGCTACGTCAGTCGGTTCAATGAGCATGAGCTGACCACCTCGTTTCTATTATTCTTTTACGTTAATTAATTTTGCGCAGGCATCCTCTTCCTCGAACTTGCTGTCCAGCTTGGCCGTTAAGACAATAATGAATTTACGGGAGCGGATGTCTTTGTCGACTTCAATTCGGATATTGCGGGAGAAGCCGAGAATGATATTTTTCGGATGTGTGAGAATGATATCAGAAGCGTCATATTGCGCGTCTCCCTCACCGACTGTGTACGGCTGAATATTGGATACTCCTTTGACCGGTACGCCGAATGCTGTTGACAAGCCGCCCTGAACAGCCTGGTCCCCAAGGTTTGTCTGGCGGTCTGCCACGCGGTCCTTCCATTCAACTTCTAAGCCATGAGACGTATAGAATCTAAATTCCTGAGGGATGCGCAAATATTTTGGCGGAACTGCCTTTAAGCCTTTCTTGAATGTCGCTCTGGACAGTTCTTCACCGTTCATGTCAACGATATGGGAAACTGCCTGTTTGCGGATGCCGTCCAGCTGTGCCAGATACGGATCAGCTGATGCTGTATCGCCGTTAACGATCAGCTCTTCAATATCAACTGCTGCGCGCTCTGCTAAAATTTGCATGATTGTCTGCTGCAGGCCGTCTTTTTCAATATTGTTTTCAAGTGTGTCATACGTAATGTTGATTTCCGCAATGACTTCCTTCGTGTTCAGCTGGACAGTGCTTGTCGTTGGAACTGTCAGCTCGTCGTTTGACAGTGCTTTTCCTTCTTGCGCAGCCCGCAGAATACGCTGGCCGAAGCCGATTTTTTCAAATTTTTGCGAATCGTTTTCCATTTGAATCACGCGGGATTCACTGAAAATGGTCGGCGTGTTTTGCACCATGCGGATAAAAGCCGATGCTTGCGCAGGGTTCATAAGCCCGCCGCTTTTTAAAGCAGAAAGCGACATTTCCGCTTTCCGAATGATCTCTTGATTTCTCAATTGATTTCCTCCTCCTTGACTGGTTTTACAGCAGTCCGCTCCAGATTGATTTTTTGACTTGCTCTGTATTGCCGCCCGTATCGTCCGCTGTCTGCTTAGACGCGCCTCGCGCTTTTTCCAAAGCCTCGATGCGTTCGATCAGCGGGGCAAGCATGTCTTCAACGAGCTTTTTCAGACGCTCGTCATCACCCGTCTGCTCCGGCTTTTCCTCCGTGTCTGTGTTTTTTTCAATCCGCTCAAGCCGTTTGAGCAGAGGGTAAAGCGCATGCTCGAATGATTCTTTCATGTCTTCTTTTCTCATTTCTTCAGTCTCCTTCCCTGTTTTGTCAGCAAGCATTTGCTTGAATACACTAAAGAACCCTGCTTTTTCGACCGGTTCTTCTTCATACACATCTGCAGTGCCAGCCATGCTGTAGCCGGTGATAATTCCAGCCTTAATCTGTTCCCACACCTCGTCAGACGCTCTTGTCACGAGTACCCATGAGCCCTTTGTAATCCGCTTTGATCCGATCATAAAATCATCGGGCGCCACATAGGACTCGACCACGACGCCGGTTCCGCCCTCAAAGCTGTGATTGATATCAATCTCCCGTGCCTCCGCGAGAAAACCGTGCGCCGCTTTTTCAATTTCCTCGGCGGTCATAAAATCGCCGTGGGCATCAGGAACATCAGGCTCATACACGATTCCGTACACGAGCTTTTGTTCATCCTGCTCACTTTTTGTAAACAGCCGAACCTTTTTTTCAAATGACGGAGGTTCGGCTGACTTCGTAAAGAAAAATTCTGTCTGGTTAGCCGCCTTGTCCACATAACTGACAAAGCTGATTTTGGCATTTCTTAATTCTCGCGCCACCTGCTTGATTCACCTCCCTTCAGGACGTTTTGATATCTTCGATGCTTTCTTTCAGCTCCTGCATGAGCGCAGCCAGGTTTGTCTTTTCCGCATCCTGTCCTGCAGGCCGTTTATAAATGTCCTCCGGCCACTCCTCAAGTGTTTTGCCAAGCACCCGTCCGGCAAGGTCGCGTAAATCATTCGGCGAGACTGCTCCGGCTGTAATAAAAGGACCGAGCACCTTCGCAATCTCAAGCGGATCACGAAAGTCCGGTCCTTTTAATGTCAGCCTGACGTCATGGATATTCAGCTCCGGCAAAAGCAGCGTGTTCAGTTTATTCACGAGAGTTTTTCGCTCCGGCTGAAAAACCTGCTCCTCCGTAATTTTTCTAGCAGTATCCGCTGTCGCCCGGTTGTATTCCTGGGCCTCGCCTGTATACAGCGGGGGGAGACGGAACGCGGAACGCAGCTTATTTCTGCTTTTTTCATCGTATTCAAGAAACAAGGCGTCGTTTTGGAGAATTTCAGCCAAAGATTTGATTTCCACGGAAACCGGCGTAATATCCTCGCCTCCGTGGAGATCCTTTTCTTTTGCGATTCCTTCCGCTTCGATCAGGAGAAATTTATGGGCGTTCTCCACGCCTTCAAGATCATTCATGTATTCCTGCAGCTCCCGGTAAGAAGCTTCAGACAGCATCCCGTTTTCCACTGTAATCGCAGCGGGGACGTGACGCCCCTGCTTAAAATACATAAAATTGAGCTCTTCTGCTTTTCGGGCCCCGTATAAATTGACAATATTGCCGATCCAGCGGGGTACACCGTATACGCCGCTTCCGATTTTGAGGTGAATGGCTTCATTTGCTTGATACTTCTCTGCCAATGTGTTTACATATTCACCTGTGCGAATATCCATTTTTCGCGGATCGCCGTATTCTTTAAAAAATACTTTCTTTCCATTGATCATCTGCACATATTTTCGGAAGCGTTTTTGCCTTTTGATCCTTTTCATTTTCCCGTTTTCTTCATATACAAATGAAACCTCTACAGGCTCGCCTGCTCCGCATACACGCATATATTTCACATCTAAATATTCGATGCCGGCAGGTTTTCCCGCCCCGTCGCGAAGCACTTCCATAAATCCGTTGCCTGTTTTTTCTCTGTCTTCGATGGCATAGCCTAAAATCATTTCAGCTGATTCATCAAAGTGAAGACATTTATAAAAGGCTTCGAGTCTGGCCCAGTCTTTTTCCGCTCTTTTCTTTTTTGCCTGATCGACATCACTTGCGTTGACATCAAATGTGTACTCAACATCGAATCCAAAGCCTGTAATATTCACTCTGTACGCATCAATGCATTGCTGAAGAATGGTCGAGTATTCGGCAATGGTTTTGAGCTCGATGATATTATAGGGCGGAGCAATAATGTCCTCTCCGTACAGCTCAGAAAAGTCATCTTCATAGATTTGCTTTGTCTGAGGAGCCGCGGCATTGGCTTTAAATACAGTTGCTCTGACTGTTTGGTTGTGCATGATTTATGACCTCCTCCTTTCTCGGTTCGGCCGCATTCGTTTGTGTGCTGTCTCTTTCATATCAGCAACCTCATAATCATCAAGCGCATACCAAATGGCAGAAAGCGTATGCGGGTCAATCGTGAATTCATCCTCAATCAGAGCTCCGTTTTTATCTTTGGCATACGTAAGTGTCTCGAGCTCATAGATGACATTTTCACAGCGGTCCGAACAGAAGATTTTTTTGAACCGTTTTACCTTTTTGGTATATTGAAGCCTGGAGCCGGGAAACTTTCTGGCTCCAACCATCCGAAAGCCCTGCTGGCGGAAATATTGAATGCTTTTCGGCTCAGCCGAGTCGGCTTTGATCAATTCCTGTGTCTCAATAAACTCACGCAGCTCCTCAGCCGTCCTATCATCTGTCATTTTATTTTGATAATACTCCCAATAAATGTAGAGGTATTTTTTTTCAGGATCTACAGCAAGCCGGACGACGGCATTATAGGATTCCTCGAATCCAAAATCCATACCTGTACGAAAGATTGGTTTGCTGATGGCTGCGATACATTTTTTCACTTGATCATGCGGGAGTACCTCGAACTGCGGCAGCACCCTGATCCCGTTGACGCCGAATCGTCCTTTTCGGGCAATCCGGTACAGGTCGGGATCATACTCTTTGAGTCCGTCAAGCTGTTTCACATAGCTTTCCGGGAGAAAAAGATTGTCGTTAGCGGTGGAATGATGGTAATACGTATCTCCCTTTACAATCGTCCGCTTTTCGTAAAGTTCGCTGTCATCCAGCACAAACCGTTTCTTGCGTTCATCCCGAAAAAAATGCCTATACGTCCAATTGGAGGTGCCGACGGGATTGGTGGTACAGATCATATGAAGCTTTAGCTCAGGATGGCGAAGACGTCCGATTAACTCCTTGAACCCCTCATACTTCACCTCTGAGCACTCTTCAATCCATATTAATGAAATGTTATGAACCGATTTTAATTTTGCCGGATTGTCCATTCCTTTGAACATGATCCGGCTGCCATTGTGAAATCGCAGCTGCAGCGGGGAAGAAAGAGATGCCACGGCCTTTGTGAGACCGAGCTCTTCGATCACCTCTTGAAACAAGGCGAAGGTCGAATCCCGATGGGTATCGAACACCTCCCGGATCACAAGGGCCGTCCGTTTTTCCTTCAGCAGCTTTAGCACGATTTTCAATGCGGTATGATAGCTTTTGGATGAGCCGTAGCCGCCGACAAGAAACTGGTACGTCTGCTCCCAATTGAACACGTAATCTTCGAAATGAGGGTTGATTTCTTTTACAATCATGACTTGCGCTCTTTTCGTTTGATCATAATTTCAATCGGCTCCTGGCTGTCATCTGTTTTCTCCGCTTTTTGTTTGGCAAGCTTCAATTTCTCATTTTCAATTTTTTGTTTAAATTGATCTGGAAACAAATCAAAATATAAGGATAGCTTCTCAAGCGCCTTCATTTTATCTGCAAGCTTGATGGCAATGCCTTCTTTCCCAAGCTTTGCTTCCGTTACAATGGTGCCATCAACGAGCCCGGAGTCTTTGACATCGACAAAGCTGATTTCCTTCATAATCGGATTATCATCTTCATCAAACAGCGGACCCGATTTCCCGACAGCCTGGACCTCTTTTTTTCCAAAGGTCACATAGTCCGTAATATCCGCAAACGCGATCTTGATATAAACCTGCAGCACATCCATCGCTTCAATAAACATTTCATTGACCATTTCTTTTTTAATGCGTCTAATTTCAGCAGCGACCTTTTCGTTTTTTAAGAGTCGGCTGCCCGTCACATGAGCGCTGTCCGGAGAATAGCCCGCTTTGATTGCTGACTGTGTGGCATTGAAGCTTTTGACGTAATACAGGCAAAACAGCCGCTGGCGTTCATTTAATTCATCGTTGTTTATAGGGCGCTGTTTTTGTTCGTTTTTGGACGCAGAAAACAGCGCCTCTTTCCATTTGTCTTGTTTTTTCCAGATGCCGATTGTTTTCGCGGAAACACCGATTGTGTCCGCAATCGCCCGATTTGTGATCTTTCCTTGATGTTGTTGATAGATTGCTAATGCTTGTTCGCGCTGTTGTGTTTTCATGCTACTGCATCACCGCCACCTCCAGCATGGTTGTTTATTCATAAAAGCGGCTGATCAGCCAGCCGCTTAGTGTCATGCTCTATTCACTTATAGGTGGCAAACGTATGACAAGCTTTCAGGCAAGTGATCGATTCATTTCTTCCTGCTGTCTTTGCATCTTTAAACTCGCCCGTTTAATCGTCGTTTGCACTGTCGATTTTTTTACGCCGAGAAGATCGGCGATCCGTTCATAAGAAAAACATTCTACCTTATGCAGCAAAAACATTTCCTTTTCTCTGTCCGTTAACAGGGCTAATGCTTCTCGAATTCTATCTCTGTCTTCTTCTGATACCTGTCCGTCCGGCTCAAACATCATAGCGCTGGAAAATGATTCGATGATTCTCGGGTCCTTGATCATCAGCCGCTGGTAAACATCACGCCGGTCAATCGCCCGTCTGATGCCGGGCTGCCTTCCTTTTTCAAGCCATTCTGTTACATATTCAAGATCAGTAATCATATTTCTGATGATTTTTTTATCCTTCAGCTCTTCAGCTGAGAGCACGGATTCATCTGCCTCAGCGAGCGGTTTATATTGTATTCTTGTTTGTTTGAGCGTGCGTTTATATTCAAATAGTAAGTCTTGCATTCTATGATCCTCCTCATTTTTGGCAAATAAAAAACGGACACCAATCAACGCACAAATGCTGTGCAGTTGATCAGTGTCCGCAGGCTTTCCGTCTTGGACGTATTCTGTTTTCGCTTTAATTTAATTTGTAGCCGATTTCAAATTCCACACGAGCAAGATCGCCCTTTCTTGTTTCGACGAGCGTTTTTCCATGCTCTGGCGCTTCTGTGATCCATGCTTCTTGCTTGATGCCGTCCACAATAATGACACGGATTTTCCCGTCCTCCAGCTGGCTCTTAAGCGTGACGGAATCGATATGCAGCAGTTTTTTCGGATGAATCATGTTTTATTTCCTCCCCTTTTCGGTGCAGCGCTTGCTTCAGCTTTTTCTAATAGCTGAATGATACGCTCCTTTGAATGAATAGAATTCCCTTTCAGAAAATCAAGTGCTGCTTTAGACGCTTCCAGCAATTCAGGCGCAGCGGCCATCAAAGAGGCATTGCTTTTTTGCGAATAAGAGCTGAGGTCAAATACAGCTGCAATCAGCCGCCCGTTTGAGTACGGAAATCTTTCTTTTTCTTCTTCACTGTAAGCTGAATAAATATAGATCGGTTTCGTATCCCCGCACGGGACAGCACGCCACGGCGCAGGGCTTTTCTCTGCCTGTTTTGTCTTTGCCAACACTTTCACTTCCCGTCGTCCTTATACCATTGTTCAATGTTTTTTTCTGTTCGCTTTGCCCGAAACAGCAAAGCGATTAGAGCAGTCAGCTGTTTAATCATAGATATTCAGCCTCGCTTTTCCCGCTGTCAGCATTTGCTCCAGCTTTTGAATGACAGGCGTTAAGTCAGTGCCGGACCGGCAGTTCGGACATGGATGAAAAACAACTCCAATACCGGTATGTTCCACAATGACTTTCTTTGTTTGACAAAGCTTACACATTATCTGACGCCCTCCAATCTATGGTTAAGCTCGTAGGCTGCTCCTTTGATAATCACTAAATAGTCACTGCACATCTCATAGATTCTCGTGCCGAGCGCTTCATCGACCCGTACAAGTCCTTCAATTGTCAGCTCGCTCGAAAGCAAAATCGGTTTATGATTTAAGTAGCGATAGTTGAGTACCGAATACATTTGCTCTAATTGCCAATCTGTAGCGCGGGGTTTGCCGTTAACCGGTTTAAACAGATCATCAATGAACAGCACATCCGCCTGCTTCATCCGGTTCAGCTTCGCTTCTAATAGGGCAAAATCATTTTTCAGATCAGTAAAGCCTTCCACGAACGGAAAATAAATGACAGGCACATAGCATGTTCTCATTAATTCGTTGGCTGCGGCGGTCAAAAGGTGTGTTTTCCCTGATCCGGGCTGTCCTAAAAGGGCAATGCTGTTTTTTCGGCAATCCTTGATTTGTTCATAATCGGCAACATACTCTTTTGTACACTCAAATGCGTCTTTTATGGCCTGCGGCTTTCCCTCCGTGCGGAATTCCTTGAAGCCGAGCTGTCTGAAAGCGTGGGTAATCTCACTTGCACCCAGCAGCCGCTTCACTTTTCGTTCTGCCATGCAGCTGCACATCGTCCAGACTTCCAGGCCATTCTGCCTGACGAGATAACCTCCCTGATCCTTGCAGCGCAGGCAATCATACCTGCTTGCGTCTGATTCGGCCGGTTTGTCCGCCAGTAATGGACGTCTCCCTCTTCTCAGCTCGTCCAAAATCTGTTCGATTGTTCGTTTTGTCATGTTTTTTCATCCTCTCATGCTGAATTGCGGCATTCTTTTTGGCTTGCTGCGCGAAAAATCGATCTTCAATGAATTTCGAGCAGTAGCGAAAAGCCTTGATTGTTTCAGAAGCGGCGGTCCGCCGGTTTTCAAAAGCCTGAAAGCATTCTTCAAGCCATTTGATTGTTTGCGTGACAGGAACGCCGATGGCAACAATGCGGGCGATGGCTTGATAATCTCTTGAGGAAGGATACACGGTGCGTCCTTCTTGAGCCGACCGTAATTGTGTAAACCGCTTCGCAATGTGATCCACTGCATCATCAGCAGCAGTATATTTGTTTGTTTTATCTATATCTGTACGGTCGTTTGTGTCCGGTGTCTGCGGCGAAAATGGCCGTTCTTTTAGACTCCCGTGTACAGTATTGTCCGATCTGAAGCTGAATTTTTTTGAATGCTTGACCGAAATCATCAGTCCGTATGGCGCACGGACGGCCTTTATGTAATCATGGTTTTCGAGAAGCTCCAGCCATCTTCTGACGGTTTTTTCACTTACGCCGAAGACTGCCGCCATTTCTCTCGCTTTTAACGGCTTATGGCCGAGTACGATGCCCCAGCTTACGCCGTCTTTTTCGATTTCTTTTGTTGTTGAGCTGATAAACCAGAGAAACAGCCATAACGCCGGGCCAATTTTGTCATAATGTTCTGAATTCAACAACCCTGAATACGTCGGAAAAGGATAGCTTTTATCGTTTTTCATTGTACGCCGCTTCTCCTTTTAACATCATGTATGCTTGAAACTGTTCCTGCGTTTCAAAGTGAAACACCGGAAGGCCGCATGCGGTAAACGAAATGGTGCCGCCGGATTGTCCGAGATGGCGCTGATCTATGGGATTTTCACTAAAAACGATTTGGATCGGATACATGTGATCACTCTCCTGATCTTTTTTGATACATTTTGTATCGGATGTTACCAAGTATAAACGATACATTCTGTATCATCAAGTTATTTTTGATACTTTTTTTATCATAACTTTATTTTGATACATTTTGTATCTATAATCATAAGTAACGTAGGGAGTTTAAAAAAGAGAGGTCATAGTATGATAGGCGGCAGATTGAAGAGTCTCAGAGGGAAAAGGACACAGGAAGAAATCGCATCACACATCGGTGTGTCACGGGCACGATATTCCCACTATGAAAACGGGCGAAGCGAACCCGATTACGACACACTCCAAAAGCTGGCTGATTACTTTCAAGTAACGACTGATTACTTATTAACGGGGAAAGACAAAAAATCCGATGACGATATGTTCTCAGATCCGGACCTGCAGCTTGCATACCGCGATATGCAGGATTTTTCCCCAGAAAGCAAACAGCAGGCCATCGAATTTATCAACTATTTAAAAGAAAAAGAGAAAAACCGCAAACCGAAAAATAAATAAATCGTTCTCTGTTCTCTAAAACATATAAAAAGTAGACCGATATAAAGAAAAAAGTGTTTATTTTTTAAAGAAAAGGGAAAGATTTCTACACTACCTTCCAGTCCTATACGGGCTTTTCTTTCTCGCTAAAAACAGAACAAACGTTCGAAAGGGAGTATTCAATTGGGCGATTACTTATCACATCTGGAGGAATACGTTAAAAATTTATACGGCCGGCTGGGCATCACATCCCCTCATCACATTGACATGCTGAAAATCGCAAAGGATCTGGATATTTGGGTGCATTTTGAGGATATGGGGAGCATGATGGTGAAATACGACGGCATGTACAGTATCGTATTGAACCAAAAAAAGTCACGGGAAGAGCAATGGGAGGATTTTGGCCATGAGCTGTGCCACGTGTTAAAGCATGCAGGCAATCATTTTCAGATGAACAAGCTCTTCAGAGAGCTTCAGGAATTCCAGGCAAATCAATTTATGTACCACTTCTGTGTGCCAACCTTTATGCTGTTGCAGATGGAACTGCCGCAATGGAGAAGCCAGGCACTCGCCACAATTGCGGCGGTATTCCGGGTAACAAAGGAATTTGCTGATAAAAGGCTTGACATGTTTGAACGGCGTAAAGCAGGTATTCAATTTCAGAAGCGGCTCGCTTATTTATTATCTCACAAGCGGCCAAATGCGTACGAGGAAGGCGATCAGCAGCACTTGCAGGTCGCTGAGGAAAAAGCGTTATATCATATTGGTAAAAACATCTGATCAAATACGGGCTGAGGATATATTCCTCAGCCCAGAAGAGAACCTAACATTTCGACATTGGGGGAACTGTATTATGCAGCCACATGGGCGCCGGTTTAAGATGAGGCGCAGATGCGAACGCAATCGGAGCCGGGATATACCTGAATTCACCCCGGCCGTCAAAGGCTTCCCCATGTGCCCATCTTCCTTGTGAGCTTTCATCTCCCCTGGAAAAGTTAAACAGGTCATAGGAGACTTCCTGCTTTTCGAGCTCACGCGGAAACGTCGTCGGGACGACAATATCCCGTTCTCTTTCCTCCAGCTCTTTAATGGCCGCGTACCACATATTTTGATGATAGGTATCCCTTGCAATCAAAAATGACAGCATATCTCTTACCCCTGGATCATCGGTCATGGCATAAAGCCGTGTCACCTGAAGGCGTCCTTGGGCCTCCGCATTTAAGTTAGCGCGAAAATCGGCCAGCAGGTTTCCGCTTGAGATAATGTATTTTGCATTCCACGGATAGCCCTCACTATCTGATGCCATCGCCCCCAATCCGGACACAATCGCGTGCTGAGGGTTCATCCCTGACATGACTGCTGCAATAGCGGGATTGCTTTTATAAGCATCCTCCTGTACATCCGCGGGTGCATTGTCCAGAAGCCTGGAAATCATCGTTGCCAGCATTTCTACGTGCCCAATCTCTTCGGTCCCCACATCATATAACAAATCTTTATACTTAGCATCCGCCCTGCAGTTAAACCCTTGAAACAAATACTGCATCATGACGCTAATTTCACCGAATTGGCCGCCGAGCACCTCTTGAAGTTTTTTCGCATAAACCGGATCGGGATGAGCTGGCTTTGCTTGATATTGAAGCTCTTTTATATGATAAAACAT